CGAAGAACTGGTAAGGGAAGGCAAAAATTTCAGTTCCCTTAACTGATGGCAGTGCTGTAAAAGTAAATTTATAAGATGGCACCCTTTATGGGTGCCATCTTACTAATAAAATCAGATAGTTATAAAGCACATTATTCAAGTTATACCATCCGTACTGCCAAACGGAAAAGTGGTTAAAAAAAAGCCGGGCCCCCTCAAGAGGACCGGCCTTTTTTTCAGCCTGGATCAATCCCAGGTGACAAGCTCGTTAAGATTTTCCGAGAGCTGATCCCATGCCAAGGTTCGTTCAAGCTGCATCCTGACAGGGACAAGCATATCATCATCAAGGCTTAAATTTAAACGATCTGGTCTATGTCAATACCTATTGCCATATTAGAGATCGTCCAAGCCCGGGCATCTGAGGGCTTCAGGGTAAGTGGTAAAGCCAAATAAATCACATTCGGCATTGTTCGTCTAAGGATTTATATGTGTTTTGAAAAGATAAAGGTCTGCCCATAGCGCCTCAACAATCTTTGCTAAAGACTTTGCTCCCTTACTTCTCCGGTGCATCCTTCTTCGGCTGGTCGGTCTTTAAGTCCTCGGGCAGTTCCGGCCATACCAGCGGCGGTTCGTCTATACCCACCTGGTTCGTTTCCTCCAAAGCGCTCATGAACAGAGTCTCCAAAGAGTTCGACTTGTTGTTGTCTTTCTCGCTCATGGTCAAAAAGCCCCCCTCGCGCCGTTTTCACGTAATTTTCAGGTTATGTGAGATTTGCTGAAACAATCTATACAGAAAAATGATGGCCGGTCAAGAAAGCAATCTTTCGGGCATGGGGGTGCCGACAATACGCTTTCCAGCCGGCCTTAGAAAAAGAATAAAGTGGCGCTGGAAAAAATCAAACCCTTTCGCTGGCAGGTTTCTTTATTGAGGCTTCCATGATTTTATATTCTGTATAATCCTCGCCCATGTGCCCCAAGTAATTATTCTTTTTTACGGCCTTGATTTTGATCTCACCGATATGTTCCTGTATTTCATCCAGCGCTGCGTTTACCCGCCCGTAGGCATCAGTCAAAAGAGTGCCGTAAACCCTGGCTACCGCTTCCGGAAATTTTTCTGACAACTCATCACATCTGTTATAGCCTATTTCCCGGAGCACCACGCCAAAGTCTTCAACCCCTCTGAAGGCTTCATATATAACATTGTTAATTTTTTCTTCTGTCATTTTCTCTCCCTCCTTTTAATGGGTTTCGTTTGTTTTTTCCGTCTTGGTTGCTATTTCCTCCAGCTTTTCAATAATGCCCTCGGCCAATTCAAGGGCCTCCCCGATTTGTAACGCCATGTTTCCAAAGATCTTCCCCACACCGTATATTAACGCTTCCACCTCCATATTGTCATTGTAGGATTCGGCCACCCCGCAATAGGCTATATTCATGCCAACGGCCTGGGGCATCAGATCTGCCAGACTGCCAATCAGATCAGCAGTTTTTTCTCTAAGCACCTTGTTTGCTTGTTGCTCCATATCCCCCCTCCTGAAGTAAAATTAATAAAATGTAGAGTTTTATACTTGTTATTGGTTAATATACTTACCTTTTAAGTATGTCAAACTGTTTTTTTTCTGTTTACCTAAAAGATAATTCTTGGTAAGTAGGGATTATGAAAAGTACCGTCCTCTCATTTAAAGTCGAGTCCGAGCTGAAAAATGCTCTTAAGCTTCTTGCCCAGCGGGAGAACCGCTCTCTTTCCAATTATGTCCAAACGGTGCTGCTCAGGCACATAGAAGAGGAGGGGCTTGATCTTGCGGGCCTTAAGGCCGCTGATAAATCCAAATGACCCTATCAAGTTCCAGCATTTATTATTCTTCCGGGAAAGGTTAAGGTTAAAATAAGGCGGCTATACGGCTCTATATCTTAAAGGGAGGATTATAGAGATGATTTTCTCGATTAATATTTCAAGGTCAACCTTTTTTCTTTTGTCCTTGCTGTTTGTTTTATCTGTCGGATGCACGCCAGTAAAATATTCAAACAAAAATTATCCATCTGACCAGCAAGACCATTATTACAAAATCGACTCTGCGGAATGCCAGGCTGTCGCCGCCGGAATATCTCCAATGCCACAGATTCACATCAATCAGCAAGGCGCCCAATATGGCAGCGGCACCTTTAACTTTTTTGGATCAAATGGATATAACAATTACGGATATTATAATCAAACCACCTTGTATAGAAATTCTACAGCACAATTTGCGGATATAGCAAATATGGGCACATTTTTGGCTGCCCAAGTCAGGCAGGACAATTTGTACAAGGCATGTATGGCCAGAAGAGGATGGGTAGAGGTCAAAGAAGATACGGAGTTCGAGGCAGATCCGTCTTTGAGCCTTGATGAAATTTTTAAAGAAGCAGAATGGGAATTGATCAATGAAGCACTCGCGAAAGAGGATTATACAACAGCAGCTCGCTTTACACATGGCTTAGCGGAGACAGGAGACCCGGAAGGGCAACATCTGCTTGGTCTCATATATTTTACTGGAAAAGGAGTGTCCCAAAACAATGAGCAAGCCTTAAGATGGTTTCATTTGGCTGCTGAAAACGGGAATCATCTTTCACAGTATATGCTTGCTGATATTTATTATTCGGGTGTTGATGGTATACCTCAAAATTATGAAAATGCCTTTAAATGGGCTAAATTGTCTGCTAAGCAAGGTAACTCAAATGCAGAGTTTTTATTGGGGGCTATGTATACTATGGGGCACGGCACCAGTCAAAACTATCAAAAAGCTGCAAAATGGACTCATTTGGCGGCCGATCAAGGGAATACTTTAGCCTTTCTGCCTCTTGGCTCTTTTTATTTCCAAGGTAAAGGTGTCCCTCAGAATTTTATAAAAGCGCACGCATGGTACAATCTTGCTGCGGCAAATGGGGATGAACCGGCTTTGGAGTGTCGGGATATAGTAGCTGGAGTAATGACGGCCTCGCAAATCGCGGAAGCCCAGAAGCTGGCCTCTGAATGGGCAGAGCAAATCAACTCAAGTAACCAGTAATTGCCGTCCTATCGAATAAAGAGACTGCTCCGGGCTTCGTTGACCTTTCCTTTTTGTTTAAATCCTAAAACCATAAGTTCGCAGGTATCCCCGTACACTATCGGCTTCATGCAGAAGTGCTGACTGTTCGAGCAGGTCTGGAAAATCGCGATCCAACTCCTCCTGAGTTGTCAGGGCGCCCCTTTTGATTCGATCCTGGAGGTCAATAATCTGGCGCCTTGCTTCTCTCATTTGTATGGGCGCGCTGTCAGGAAGAATTCTGTTAAGAGAATCCCGGATTTCACGCCTTTTGCGCTCCAGTTCAGGCATGGCGGCTTCCAAAAGGGTTTGCTCGTTTCGCAGGGTGGCAATCTGGTCGAGCAGGTTTATTCCCTCGGACAGATCCCCGTCAACAAAACCATTTGCAGCCTTGCCCGGAACCTCTGTTTCAATCTTTCGGATGCTTTGCGTGATTTCCTCAAGCCGGGATTGCAAACGGCTTATATCGTTTTTGGCTTTTTGATGTTTTTCGGTAAGCTGTTCATAATCCATGTTTTTTCTCCTTTTGTTTATTGGGGTGTCTGCTTTACTGCCACTATCATCGCTTGGGACGAAACCCGGCGCCGCTGTTTCTGTCATACCTGCTGGAACTGTGCAAAGATCTGTCCGGCCTGAATCCTGCCCCTCCGGTTGAAAATGTGCCAAGTTCAAGTTTCGCAAGGGCAATACCTATAGCCGTTAGTGCCGGATACTGATTCAGGCGCAAATCCTCCAAGGGCAATGCGCTGATTTCATCCACGTATCCTGGCAACCTGCTTTTATGGCCAAAGTGCAGGGATTTTTGAAGCGTGGTTCTTTTGAACACAACTTGGGCTATAAATCGAAGGTCTGTCTTGTCCCAAAAGGGTGCCTGAGATACAGAGACAGGAGTTTCGTCCGCGTCAGGGATTTTATTCCACATCAGGCGTGCGGGATCTTCCCAGTCACAGTAAACCTGAACAATGCCGTATTCGTGTGCAAACTTCGCTGCAGCCCGGTATAGGGGTTCAAATTCATAAGACTCAAACTCATCAATGATCCGAAAATGCCGGGGACTGCCCACAAGGGAGAAATCATTCTCGGCGTCTTCAGCCATCACTACAATGAACCCGGGACGATCCAGGTAGGGCCAACCCATGGCAGCTATAACCTGTCTATAATTCCTGCCCGTGCTTTTTTCCTCATAAAGCTTTGTAAATTTATTTCTTACAATCTTTCTCATTTTCCGTTCCTCCTGTTTTTATGTTAGGTCACACCCGGCCAAAAATCCGACTTTCGCAAATGTCAGACATAGCGAGTCTGCACGGTCCGGAGACCGCTTCAAAAGTTCGCGCATGGTCTGTTTGTCCATCACTCGGATCTTGCCGTTTCTTATCTCGTATGTTGGCGTCTGGAGCTCTTCGAGCAGCACCTCATCAGGCGGCAGCATGGCCCCCGGGTCTGTGCGCAACCATTCCCGGCATGCCCACCACAATTGATCCCGCAAAATGCTGAATTCTCCCATTTCGGTTTTTTGGGTAGGGGATGAGGCCACTTTTATCGGTATGGCCGAACATCGACTCCGGTGCATCTGAGGGGCTACTCCCGCGCCAACCCCTGTTGCATCCACATTGCAATACAGCATTTGCCGCTTCTGGTATTCCATGGCCGCCCGGTCCCCGGTAGCGACCGTATCAACTCCATTCCACGCAACCAGACTTTCCACAAAACCCCCATAGCGAAAACATGCTACGTTTGCATCGGTGCCAAATTCGCCCACATCCAATCCCATCACTGCCTTGGTTCCAGGGGGCGGGTGTTCCCCGTATTGCGTCACATAGGAATCCCATCGACTTCTGGTCCGGGCAATCCATTCACGGGAAATCAGTTGAGTTGCTGCCTGGGCGGGGTATTCGCCCAAAACCATATAGCTGAATGCCGGCTCTATAACCTTATAATGGCCAGGCTTTAGGGGCGGGTACTCCTGACCGCTCTGGCTGATTGCAAATTGCCCCTCAAGAAAGAATGGCAGTTCAAAGCATTCGGCGTCTGGTGTTTCTCCGGGAGCAAGGGGGCGGCACCATTCGTTAATGCGCCGAACAGTGGTCGCCCGAGTAACAGCGCCGGTAATTTCGTCTTTGCCGGTAACAACGTTGGGGTGACTGAAAGCCGACAACTTTACCACGTTTGCTTTGCCGTCGCGTGCCATGCGGTAAGCTTCGCCGACTTCTGCCCTGGGATTAAACATGACCAGCAACCGGGCATGGCCGCCCGACATGCAGGATTCAATGCCCCGGTAAACTTCGTCGGGCACTGCGTCGCCCTCGTCGATTATAAACAGAAGATGTGAGGCATGTTTGCCTGAGAACTTGGCCTCCCGCTGGGCATCTGTGCCGGACATAGGAATGGTTACGCCGCAACAAAAGTTTTGTGCTCCTATGGAAATCTGCAAGCTCTTGACCTGATCACCGGCAAAAAGATCCGTATGTTTTTCAACAATGGTCCCGATCTCGCCCCACAATAAGCGCTTCAGATTGTTTTCCGGTGGTGCGGCTGCGGTATAGACCTGGCTGCCCGGAAAGCTCTTATAAAACCAAACAGCAACCCTTGCGGCCGCATGGGTTTTGCCTGTGGCATTGGCTGACTGCGCAATGGTCACGGGGTTGTCCCGGACAGACTCCATCAGACGTTTGACATCATTGGTGAAGGATTCATTGAGCACGTTTTCACCAAAGCCGATAGGGTCATTCCGGTAATGCCCGAAACTGTTTTGCTCCGTCTGGAACTTCTGCTCAATCGAATTTAATAACTGCTCTAACAGCCCGTCTCTCACGTAGCCGTTGTATGATTCGTTCCCGTACATCCGGGCTCTCCTCTCCTATGGCTGTTAATACCTCGTTTTGGAACTCCTCGACTGCCTTCAGGTCATAAAGGGTTTGAAATATCTCAAGCTGAAGTTTCAGTTGTCCCCGGATCTCCGCCATGGCTTTTAATGCCAGTTCCCGGGGGTCTTTAAATTTAAATTCCCGGACGAACTCTTCCTGATCGCCCACGCGGACCTTTTTTGTTTCCACCTGGGATTCAAGCACCTGCAGGGCTTCATCGTCTCCGTTATTCCATCGCATTAGAAGATCCAAAAGATCATTGGCATAACCGTTAATTTTCTGGAGCTGCTCCACTGCATTTAGGTTTTTGTCCACCACTCTATGGGCGTTTTCCAGGGCTACGTTTTTCACGACAGCTACACTCAGACCTTTCTTGGCTTGGCTGATAGCAGAGGGTGTGACCCCGAAATATTTAGCGCATTCCTTAACCGATTTGCCTGAATTAAGTAATCGATTTAACTTGATAATATCAATTTTATTGCTGGCCATCTGCTAAACTCCTGCTTAATGCTTAAGGGCATGCTAAAAAATAAGGACTGCTGTCACTGTTTAGGATTATAAACCGAATCAAACCGGGTGGTGGCTGCATTCCATGACAATTGAACCGCACCGGTAGGCCCGTTTCGCTGTTTTGCAATAATCAATTCGGCCTGGCCTCTTATTTTATCAAGTTCTGAATTTTTCGTTTTTCCGTTTTCATTGGCTGCTGCCGCCGCGTAAACCTCTTCCCGAAAAAGAAACATTACAATATCTGCATCTTGTTCAATGGCTCCTGAATCTCTTAAATCCGATAACAGCGGACGTTTGTTGTTGCGCTCTTCACACTTCCGCGAAAGCTGAGATAGTAGGACAATCGGAATATTCAGATCCTTTGCCAGGAGCTTCAAGCCTCTTGTGATTTCTGATATTTCCAGGTTCCTATTGGTCTGATTGCTGCCTGCAATAAGCTGAAGGTAGTCGATAAAGAGAATACTCACGCCCTGTTTAACCATGGCCCGCGCTCGCTTGCGGATGCTGGCAAAACGGGGATTTGCTGAGTCGTCAATATAGATCGGCTTGTTTATCAGTCGCCCAAATGCGTTTGTGATTGCCGTCCAGTCCTCATCATGGAATTTACCGTTCCTGAATTTGATTGAATTGACCCTGCCTGTAACAGCGGCCATCCGGTCAATGAGCTGTTCCTTTGACATCTCCAAAGAGAATATTCCGCATGCCACGTCATGCAGACCAAGAAAAGAGGCTATATTGGCAACTAAGGCTGTCTTGCCCATGGAGGGACGGGCAGCTAAAATTATCAGATCCGATGATTGAAAGCCGGCTGTTAGTAAATCAAAATCCGGGTATCCTGAAGGTATGCCGGTAATTTGCCCCTGCATCTTACTAAGCCGCTCATATCGTGATAGGGCGTCATCAATGAGGTTGCTAATGGGCGTGGCCTGCCCATTGTCGCCGCTCTCAATTTTGAAGACTTCGGCCTGTGCTGTGTCGATTATTTCAGCGGCATTGTGGCCCCGGTAAGCTTCCTGGATTGTTTTCTGACAACATTGGATTAATCGCCTCAGATTTGCTTTTTCTCGGATAGTCCGGCAATAGTGCTTGATACTGGAGGGTACGGGGGCTGTGTCGCAAAGCTTAGCCAAATATGCCGCGCCGCCCACTTTTTGCAATGAGCCACGGGCTTTTAGTGCTTCTGTCAGCGCAACCAGGTCTATAGGATCGCCGGCCCGGTGCAGATCCCGGGCAGCCTCCATAATGGCTTGGTGTGCGGATTTGTAAAATTCAATCGGGGTTATGCTCTCTAATATCTCTGTTGCCGTTTCTGGCTGTCCACTTTCGCCGGCCAGCATAACAGCGGAAATGATGCTCTCTTCAAATTCCAAGGAGTGAGGAAGGATCTGCATATCAGCCATTAGATAAAAGCTCCTCTACATCTTCAGGGTTGTTTGCTGAATAAAATTTTGTTGGGCGGGGGGCTTCTGGCTGTGGCTGCTGACTGTGGCCAGTGGTGCCGTTTTGATTTCGGATAATGCCGTGAAGGTATTTTTCGCCCTTCCCCTGGCCGGCATAGTCTTTTTCCAGGTAAGTCTTGATTCCGGCCTCGACTTGTTCAATGGGGTATCGTTCCCACTTCTGAAGGCATGCCAATAAAACAGATTCGGCCACCTTGCCGGACTTCCTGGTGATAGCGATAGCGGCAAAGCATTTGTCGATCAAAGACGGATCTGTGTATCGTTTTTTCAATTCAAAAAAATCAGGGGGGTTTTCCCTTTTTATATGTCCCTTATTATTATTGTGCCCCTGTGCCTGCCCTGGTGTCTGCCCTTGTCCTCTCTTGATGGGTATGCCCTTGTAACTTTCTGAATCTTGATAACTATCATAATTTATTACTATAATTTTAAGTCCAAGGTATGCCCTTGTTCCCTTCCTGAGGTATGCCCTTGTCTCTGCCCTTGTGTCTGCCCTAGTTCGGGGGTTTTTTGAGTGAGGCGGATTTGTTTTTTCCTCGTCTGCCCGCAAAGCTTCAACCCGGATCATTCCTTGATTTTCGAGCCACTCAATTATGAATCGGACTTTTTTCAGAGACGGCTTGATTTGTTTTCGGTTTTGCCGGTAGGTCAGTGCTTTGATGATTTCGGAATAGGTTGTGACAAATTCGCCGCGCTGGTAAGTAAAGCCGTTCCGGTGATGGTCCGCGTAACTGGCCCTGCCAATGATCCAAATCCATGCTTTCAGGTAGAGAGGATCTTTGATCCAAACCTCTGAGGTAAAGATTTTACGAGCCACCATAAATCCGCCGCCCGGAATGTGCCCGGTCATGGCCTTGCCCCCCTGAAGGCGTGTTTTTGTGGATCATCAAACCTGGCATTGAATAAGTGGGCAAGTTCTGCCTCATCAATGACCACCTGGCCCCGCTCGTCTGCCATTTCGCAAAGCAGCAAAAATAGATTTGCGGCTTCCGGGTTCTGGCAGAAAAGGCGGTCATAGTCCCGCTTAAACCGCTTGTTTGGCCGAAATTTTGGTTTCATGATTTGCCCCTGTATAACTCAATCAATCTGCCTTGCCGTAAACACCAAATTTCTGAATAAAGGTCCAGGCGCTTGTGCATGTGCCGGTTAGCGTCACGGATTGCTTGACGGTGCCGTGCCATAGCCCCTAAAGGCTCATTAAGTTGATGGAATTTTTTGAAAGGGGCTTCTGTGGTTGTTGACTTTGCTGCCATGATTACACCCTACGCCCTGCGCAGCGCTGCTTCATGCTCCAAAATATCAGCCATTTTCCAGCGGGTGCATCCTGGGGATAGTCTAAGCGGAGCCGGAAGATCTCCATTGCGTACCCATCGCCATATAGCAGTCCTATGGACTCCATAGCGCTTTGCGAGCTGTTGGTCGGAAGCATAAATAATGCCTGGATCTGTGTTGTCGTGTCGTATAGTCATGTCGTCTGTTCCTTTTGGTGTTTTTTATATTTAATAAATAACAGACGGACGCGTGACTTGTAATTAGATGTAAAAGAAAAGATATGAGGGGGTGGGGGGATTTTTTTTATTTATTATATGAGCGGATTAGCGAATCAACTCGTGAGAACTTATTGTTGATGCGGACATATAGTTTATTTTGGGGATCATTTTCGTTAAGTTCAGGGAAAAATTTTTTGTCGGCCATTTCAGCACAAAGGCTTTTGCGGGTTCCTTTTTTCTCGCATTCGTCAACAAATCTACGCCACTGTCTTAATTTTTCTTCTTCATGGTCCTTTAGAGTGCCAATCCCACTCTCTAAATAGTCAAGCTGTAGATCTTTGATTATTTCCGATGAGCTTCTTCCAGCCATTTTTAAATCATAAACTCGGAAATCATCGATTTTCAAATCAAAGCGGGTCCTTTTGATTTTTGTTCTTTCCCGTGCGTTGTTTATTTGTTTTTTAATTGCATCAATGATTTTGCCATCCGGAAACCTGCCAGACACATCCACCGTCAGAAAAAGTTGATGCTCGTTCCAGAAGGGATCTAATTCCAGTCGTTTTTCTGTAATACAACTGTCTCCTGTTTTCATAGCCCGTCGTCTTCTCTTGATGCTTTCCAACCACCTCGCTTCTCGAATACATTCTTTAAGTTCATTTAAGATGGCTTTTTCCGCAAACTCGCGGGAGAGGTTTATTTGCAGGTGTATGAAGTGACCGCATGAAATCGGGTCAGACAGCAGCGGAATTGTTTCGTCGTTCGGCTTATTATCATTATCTTTTAATTCTAACCTGTTATATATCTTTTTTACACCAAAAGGAGCGGGGAACATAAGAGACTCGATAATTTCCTCTTTCTGAAAATCCCTTTCACAGTGGTATATCAAGTTGAGACCAAATTGTGAGCGTATTTGCCGAGTTTTGACATTTAAGCCGGAGTCGAAAAATAAATCGTCATCCAGCAATCCGTCCTTATCAAAGTGTTCGGAAAATTTATAACAAAAGGCCACAAAGTCAGAATGTCGCCTGATAACCTCCCATTTGAATCGGAGTTTCTTCCTGTTCCAAGAAATATCATATTCTATCGGTTCTTGATCCATTTATCCTGTCCTTTGAATCGGTGTCACAGTGGTCGATTTGTTTGCCCAAACCGTGTTGCAGAAGTCGTTCCAGGCCTCCATTAGGCGCCGCCGCTTTTCAAACAGATCCCCGCGCCGGTATGCTGCCTCGACTTTTGATTCTATGGTATGCGCAAGAGCCATTTCAGCAACTTCACGCGGGAAGTTCGTATTTTCTGAGCACCAGTCCCGGAAAGAGGATCTAAAGCCATGCGGGACGGCTTCAACCTCCATACGCCTGCAAACAGAGCTTATGGCCAGATCTAACAACGGACCTCCCCGGGGTGCTGGAAATACATATGGACTGCCCTCAAACCTTGGCAGGGCTTTAAGCAGATCCACAGCATTTTTTGTCAAAGGTACGGTGTGTTCTTTACCTGTCTTCATACGGTCTGCTGGTACGGTCCAGGTCTTGTTTTCAAGGTCTATTTCATCCCAGGTAGCAAGCCTGGCTTCTCCTGATCTGCATGCAGTCAAGATTATAAATTCAAGGCATCGGGCAGCCGTGCCTTTTCGCTTCCGTAAATCCGGCATAAACAACCCTATCTGCTGCCATGGCAGTGCTGAATGATGCTTGACTTTTTTCAGCTTGCCGGGCTTTGGCAGCACTGCGTCAAGGTGCCCTTGCCATCTTGCCGGATTATCGCCGGTACGGTGGCCGGATACGGTGGCCCATGATAAAACGGCTTCGATCCTTTGCCTCAGTCGTGTTGCAGTTTCGGTTTTTTCATGCCAGATAGGTTCCAATACGGAAAGGATATGGCTCAACTCGATTTCATCAACTGGCAGATCCCCGATAGTTGGATTTGCATATCTTTTAATAACGCTGATCCATTGCTTTGCATGCTTGTCGCTTTTAAATTCAGAGGATTTCTGTTTGTGGCAGGAAATAGCTGCTTGCGCAAATGTTAAGCGATTTGGCAGCGCCATGAGCGCCCGTTTTTTCGTCTTTTTTTCTTCTATAGGGTCAATGCCTTGTTCAATTAGTTTTTTTGCTTCTCTGGCCTTCTCCCTGGCCTCTGCAAGAGAAACCTCCGGGTATCCCCCCAGGCCGATATTCCGCCGGTTATTTCCGATCATAGTTCTCAAAACCCATGACTTTGCACCGGTGTTCTTGACAACCAACTGCAAGCCGGATATAAAACCAACTGCATGTGCACCTGGTCTGGTCAAACGCTTCACTTCCAGGGCAGAAAGTTCTCTTGATTTTTTCGGCATTGTGGCCCCCATCGAAAAGGTTTTTGTTATACCATCCATAATGCCATAAGAAATACCATTAAATGAAACAGATTGCAACAAGAAAATACAAATATTAATCATTCGATTTTCAAGAAATGCACAAATAAAGGGGCAAAAGCTACGATAGGGTGCTAATTGATACAGGAAAACGGCGGCCTTTATGGGTGCCATCAGGCTTGCCGGTTTAGCCCGGGTATTGTAGAGTAGGCTTAAAAAATTTACCGGCAATGATTGAGAAAAGACTTCTCATGAAA